CATACAGTAAATCCAACATCAATTCCACCAGTTGCAGATTGCGGATATAAATCAAAAAAAGAATTTACTGCCGAACCTGAAACTAAACCTAATCTGTGATTTGTAAATGAAGTGCCTAATACATATCCATTTTTCAATGTTAAATCATTCTGCACCCTTGCTGTTCCGTTGACATCAAGTAAATACGAAGGGGAAGCCGTACCAATTCCAACATTTGTTCCATTATCAAATATCTGACTATTACCAATAGTTCCCGAAGCCGTAAACTTTGAAACGTAGTTAGTAGTACCTGATCCACCTACCTTCCCATTGAATGTAGTCCAATCAGCCGAACTCAAAGCACCACGATTCGTACCCGATGCAGTTGGGAGATTGAACGTATGAGTAGCAGTAGTAGAAGAAATAGCAAAGTCAGTTCCGCTTGTTCCTGTAGCAAAGAATTGAACCTGAGCAGTCAAGTTATTTAACGCAGTAAGACCTGTAGTAAACGTAGTGATAATCTGACAGAGATGGCTATTCTCTGTATGCAAAGTAATAGTACGACCAGAATGCGTTACGTATACACGAATCGCCAATCTATCCGTAAGAGTTAAAACAGTTTCGGGAACTGACAAAGAAGTAAAGTAAGCATCAATAGCAGTTCCATTTGTTATACCCTCAGGAGTTCCTGAGTTAGATGCAATTAACGTAAACGTAGTTCCATCATACTTATACAACTCTACATAAAAACTTGGAGTACCACCTGCACTCGAAGAAGAAAAATATAGTTCTAAATTCCAATTACCTCCAGGTATCTTAAGCAAAGCAGGGTCTCCTGCATCGGTAATAAAAGATGCGATATATCCATTAGCATTTATAGTAAAATCAGTACCTGCTCCTACGATTGCAGATTTGTTCATCTCATAGTAAGTGTTACCTGAGAAAGTTCCCTGGTTCACAGAGCCATTCAAGTAGTAAGAAACGGAAGCACCACCGCCTCCGCCACCACCTGCGAAATCTCCTAACGAACCATCTCCACGAACATACTGACTAATAGTACCACCGAGATAAGCACCGAGTGTTCTATTAACCCAATTCGTACCATTGTAAGCCAATAGATTCCCATTAGCTACCGAAGTTATAACTACATCCGTAAGGTCATTCAGAGCGATATTAGCCTCTAAAAGAGTAGATAACGAAGATATAGTAGCCTTATATGAATAGCCTGTAGATGGGTCTCCTACGAGCATTAAATCGGATAGACTCGGAGTTCTTACCGATAGTTCGTTTATTTTCTTATTTGCCATTACCTATAAATAGATTAAGAAGGATATGTGTAAGATGTTGGAACTACGCACCTATTGTACAAGTACGGAAGCTCTAAAGTAATATCAGCACGGACACCTGCTAACAGATCAGGAGTATCCTCAGTAAAGAAGTTTAATCCTACACTTGTTACGATATCGAAATCGAAGTTCTGATAGTTTAACTGAGCAACAATATCCTGAGCAACCTCAAGCATATCGCTAAGAACCTCCGTCTCATTAGTTCCTTCAGCCAACATCCTATCGAAAAAGTACAGGCTAAAATTCAAAGACAAAGTATTCCCTGAGATATTAGCACCTGTTAAATCGTAGTATAAAGATGGATATACGTTATCAGTTCCTCTGCTTAGGTAATCTGGAAGGTCTCCGAAGTAGAAGCTCTTTATCTGCTTGTGCGTACTCGCAAGGTCTCCGATTGTCTTTACTATCTGATTTAACGTGGGCATCTAAATATACTTTTAGTTTCTTTTGATTCTTTAGCGAATAGGTTTTATTTGCCACAGCATCTGTTTATGTTACCTTGATATTTTTCTTCAAAAGTCATTCCTCTGCAACAATCATCATCGCCAAGCCAAATAGAAGTAGTGTAAGCCTCGTTATCAGGAACAATAGTATCTACTCCCGAACCTGGATTATTGTAAAGAGGAAAAGTATTATTACCTGATTCTTGCTTCAAGTATTTAACAAGCCGCTGCTTATAGAACTCAGCACGACCTTTGTACCTATCCGCTACATCAATCATCTCAGCAGCACTTGGATTCTCTTGACCTTCTCCACTCTTACGAATCAGTCCTTTATTGTAGAACTGATAACTCAATCCCATAGGAAGTTCACTCATTACATAGTAAACCAAAGTAGGAGTAATGTAAGTATCAAGCAAAGAAGTTTCAGAAGGAGTTAGGTTATTCAGTTGTATTCCTGTCTGCAATCTGTCATAAAGAGCAGAGCCAAGAGCAGGAAGAATATACATATCCTGAGAAGCGAGAATCTCAGGATTAACCAACTTCTCATCTACGTTATTGTGTAGTCCTGTTCTATCCTTGATAGTATCGACTGATATAAAAAGTATATTTCTGCTCATCTTATTTTTGTTTCTTAACTACAATCTTACTTACCCATTGATGTCTACAAGAAGGAGAATGCTCCCCATCTGGCATAGTCCACCATCCACCGCCTCTATCGAATACCGAATATCCTAATCGAGCAGAAATCATCTCAATCTCTGCACGAGTATATAGCTTATCTAATGCGATTAACTTCTTACAAAAGTTTCTACTCGTTTCTAATAGTGGAGTAGTTTTTTTAGCAGATGGTGGAACTCCCAATTCTGGCTTCCACTCATAAGAATAGCGAACTAAGAAAGTAGTTTTAACAGGCTTATCGATAATTTCAGAAAGAGGCTGAGTGAGTTTAGGGATTCCTGTCTTTACATCGACTTTTAATATCTCAAGTTCTTTGAGTTTATTGATTCGTTCCTCAATCACTCCTACATCCTCTCGTAGAGCCTTAGCAATATCCTTAGCGAGTATTCCTTTATTCTTATCGATTACGTTTAGAATCTTTTTATCTAAAGTATCATCTACTACTTCTGCGAAAAACTGCGATTCGTTCTCTTCAACTTTATCTGAGCCAAATACAGAACGAGTAGCAAGTACAGAAAAGTTATCAGCATAAGTTCCGTATTCATTAAAAATAGCGATAATAAAATCTACATCAGAACTAAACTCATCAGAGCCTAACCACGTAGCCAACTCTTCTTCTCCAAGTCCATAAGCACTCTTTAACATCTGAGCAGCTTGTTCTCGGCTTATTTTACCTTTATTAAACTCACGAATGATTCGTTGGAAGTTCTGCCACTCTCTTCCCTTCATTCCCTTGAGATGCTCATTAACCATAGCCTGAGAAGGCTCAGGAGTAGCAGGATTAGTTACGTTTTCAACTTGATTCAAAGGAGGTAATCCCATCTTCTCACGAATCTCATCCTGAGTCATATTAGCAGCGATAGTAGCCTCGCTGAACTCGTAACTAATAGGCTCGATAGGTACGATAGTAATCTCAGAAGTAGCACCTTTCAAAGTAGCCAACTGATTGAATATACTCTCCAAGAACTGCTGCTTATCATTCGCATAAGTATTCTTGAAAATCTCGTATCCATCTCGCATCTCTGTACGAGAACCCAAAGAACCTGGAGTAGAAATACCGAACAGAGAAGGAGTAGTAATCTGATGTCCTGCAAAAATGTTTTGCTGAATCATCTCATCTACTCGACCGAAATCCTCCTTAGTTAAATCACTCGCACCTAAATCCTCCACTACAGGCTTCTTCGCTGCATCTTGTACAAAAGAAAGAATAAACTTCTTACCATCTGATCCGCTGAATCGGTCAGTAAATCTGCGTTCGATATTCCGCTTCTCATCAGGAGAAGGCTCTCCATTAGGAAGAGTAATAAGTTTACTTGCAGAAAACCCTGTCTGAGCATTTCCGAGAACGTGCTTACTTACTTCTACATCACTCTCGATATAGTTAAGCGAACCCATATAACCTGGCAAAGCATACGTATCAAGTCCAGGTCGATACTCTTTAATGTAAAGAATCTGCTTACCTACTCGATTCTGAGTATTGAAAGCAGGGATAACTTTAGCCTCTTCTTTTCTATCAGTCCAATCCTTATACCAAAACTGAGTATTATCCTTATTAGAACGAATCTTAGTATAGTCGATATGGCAAACCTCAGAAAGCATACCGCCTACCTTACTCCAAATAACCTCCAAGTAAGCACCACCAAATACCTCGATATCGATAGATACTTTACGAGTTAAATCTGCGAGAGATTCGTATGGGTTAGGAGATTTTATGAACAAGTTTGCCTGAGCATCTACACTATCACTCTGCCATCCATTACCGATAATGTAGTTCACTTTACCTCGCACGATAGCATTATGCTTCGCACTCTTATTGTAAAGTCCCAAGAGATAGTTAGGGTAATCATTCTTATCTCCGAACTCAATATACCCCTGCCCCTTTTTC